TTCGGCCAATGCTGCACATTATATACAGCTTGAGGAAGACCCCAGCAATCCGGGTTACCCGAATATTCGTGCTGACCTTTCTTCTGCTACTGCTTATACGATTAACGCTTTACGTCAAGCTTTTCAGATGCAAAGATTGTTAGAAAGAGATATGCGTGGCGGGACTAGATACCGTGAATTGTTGCTGGCTCATTTCGGAGTGTCGGCTCCTGATTTCCGTCTTCAAAGACCTGAATATCTTGGTGGTACTACTTCGCCGGTACGATTCAATATTGTTCCTCAAACTTCTATCTCTACTGGTACTGCTCAAGATGACCAAAAAGGTTCTCTTGGTGCGTTTGGTACTATTACTGTTCGCACTGGTTTTTCAAAGAGTTTTGTCGAACACGGGATTATACTTGGTTTGATGTGTGTTCGTGCGGATTTGAGTTATCAACAAGGCCTTGAACGTGGTTGGTCTCGGACAACGAAATATCAGTATTATTGGCCTGGCCTGGCTCATATTTCTGAACAGGCTGTTTTAAGTAAGGAATTATACGCTGATGCTACTGATAATCATGATGATGATGTTTCCGGCTATCAAGAAGCTTGGGCCGAATATCGCTATGCCAGAAGTAAGGTTACTGGAAAGTTTCGTTCTACTGATGCTACTTCGTTAGATGCTTGGCATTTGGCACAGGAATTTTCGTCTAGGCCTACTTTGTCGCAAGCGTTTATTGAAGAAGATTTACCTATGTCTCGTATTAAGATTGTTACTTCTGAACCTGATTTTTTATTTGATAGTTATTTTAAATGTAAGTCTGTGCGACCTATGCCTATGTATTCTGTGCCTGGTCTAATAGACCATTTTTAATTCTGCCAATGGGGTGGCGGTGAAAACTGCCACCCTTCCCCCCCCGTCGGGGGGAAATAATTGGGGGTTATTATGGAATATTATTGCTCGGCTAAGTTTGAAAAGTGTGATTTTCGTGGTTTAAATGTTGTTAAAGATGCCTTTCCTTGCTCCTTAAGCGGTTACTGTGTGTTTCAATTACCTAAACGGCGACTTTACCCAACTCATCTTTTTAGAAGAATTGAGGATTATGATGCTGAAACAGAAGAAGAATGATTGTTTTGCTTGTGTTTGGTTGGTTTTAATTATTTGTGTGTTAATTATTGGTTGTTCTCGTGTTGTTGAAAGTGTTGATTATTATAATGCGTGTTTAAATGACCCTGTGTGTTCTCAAGAATTAAATTCTGTGCGTGGTAATGTTTCTTCTGCGGTAGGTTCTACTGTTTCGGCTACTGGTGCTGATTATACTGTTGCTCAGTTGGTCGGTGGTTTAGCTGGTACCGTGATTGCCTTTTTTGTAGGTGTTAAGCGTGGTAAGCAAATACAGAAAGGATAAATGATGGCGTTCCCTTTTATGGCTGCTGCTACTATTGGTGCGGGTTTAATTAGTGCTTTTAGTTCTGCGAAAACTAATAAAGCACAAAAAGAAGTCGCTCAAAGCCAAATGGATTTCCAAAGAGATATGAGCAATACTGCTCATCAACGTGAAGTTGAGGATTTAAGACTTGCAGGGCTTAATCCTATTTTATCTGTTAATAGTGGTGCTTCTACTCCGTTGGGTGCTATGCCGGTTTTGCAAAATCCTTATAACGATTTTTCTGCTGATGTTAATTCTGCTTTTCGTCTTGGTATGGAAAAAAAGATGAATAAAGCGTTAATTGATACGGAAGCGTCTAAGCAAGCGGTCAATGTTACTCAAGCTGAAAAGAATATAATTGAGAAAAGTATTTTAAGTGCTAATGCTGTTTCTGCTCAAGCGGAGGCTCGGATTAAACAAGAGTTGTCTCAAGCCTGGACAAAATCGAAAGGTGTTGGTCGTCATGTGGCTACGGTTGAAGATATTGCTCGGATTATTGGGAGTGTAGGTTCTTCGGCTCGTGATTTTGGTATTGCTGGTGGTCGGCAAGGTCTTGGTGTTTGGTAATGCTGAAAGGAGGTGATAAAGATGCGAAGGAAGCGTATGAATGCTCGTCGAGATAAGCGAGTATTTACGAAAACTGCTATGAATGTTTCGCCTAGGAACGTTGTTGTTGGTCCTATGCGTGGAGGTATTCGGCTATAATGTCTTGTTTTCACCCACTACACGCATATATGGCGAAAGAAGTTAATGAGAATGGCAAAAGACCAATCGTTTTCTCTCATAGAGAGGGTTATATTGATATTGGTTATGATGTTCCATGTGGTCAATGTGGAGGTTGTAGGAAAGATAAAGCTAAGATGTGGGCGATTAGGTGCCGACATGAAGCTAGCTTGTATGAAGACAATTGTTTTGTTACGTTGACGTATGACAAAGCTCCCTTTTCACTTGTGAAAAGGGACTTTGTTTTGTTTATGAAACGTCTTCGAAAAGTGTTTGGAAAGGGAATTCGTTATTTTCATGTCGGTGAATATGGTGATAAGTTTGGTCGCCCTCATCATCATATTATTTTTTTTGGGCTTGATTTTAAGGACAGAGTTTTTTTGAAAGTTTCTAAAGGGGGAGACAAGTTGTTTACTTCGCCTACGTTAGAGAAGTTGTGGCCGTTCGGCTTTTCATCTGTCGGTGATGTCTCCCCCAAATCGATTTCTTACTGTACTCAATATTGTTATAAAAAAATTACTGGTAGTGCGGCTGTTGAACACTATGCCGGGCGTGTTCCTGAATACACGACTATGAGTCGTAAACCTGGTATTGGACATGATTGGTTGGAGAAATATGGCGATGAAACATGGAGAGATGATAATGTTTCCGTCGGTGGCTCTTTTATGAAGCCACCAAAATATTATGATAAATTACTTGAAATTGCGAATCGTGGCCTTTATAATAAAATCAAGAACGAAAGGAGAGAAAAACTAAAATGTATTGATAGAGGAAAGAGTGAAAATAATAGGATTGTTAAACGAATGAAGTATAACATCAACCAAAGGATAGTGAAATGATAGTAACGGTCTTTAGTATTTTTGATGAAAAAGCGGAAACATATTCTCCGCCTTTTTTTATGCCCCAGATTGGTCAAGGGATACGATGGTTTAGTGATTTAGTTAAAGATCCCTCCACTCATATTTCAAAACACCCTTCCGATTATAAATTGTATAAGATAGGTGAGTTTAATGATGTAACCTCGGAGATTGTTTCTTGCAATCCGGTGTTTTTGTCTAATGGTATTGAACATGTAAAGAAAGGATATGAAGATGCTGGAAAGGCGTAAAGTCTCTGTTGGTTTTGGTGCGGACAATCCGAAAGCTAAGAACCGCACAAAATCTGAACACAGAGATGATTGTGATATCAATAAGATAGTTCAAAGGTATAAAAGGCAAGGTCAATTTTCTGATGGAGATTTGACCAAAAAGAAGCCCTTTTTTGGTGATGTGTGCATGATACCTGATTTTCAAAGCCTTGTTAATATTGTTGCTACTGTTCAAGAAACGTTTAAAGGGTTGCCGGCGGAAACGAAAAGTCGTTTTCGCCAAGACCCTTCGTTAGTAATTGATTTTTTAAGTGATGAAAAAAATCATGATGAAGCTCGTGAGTTAGGATTGCTTCCTCCCCTGACAAGAGAGGAAATTGAAGCTCGTGAGTTAGCTAAAAAAGAGGAGGTTGCTGAAACTGGTGATTCAAATACACCAGGTGGAGGTGAAAGTTAAGTGGGGTTTGGGACAGTTATATATACTTGATATATAACTGTCCCAATGACACCGATAGGTGTCAGAGCTGAAATTAAACGAATCGTTATTATGAAAGTTGAGGATGAAAGATGAAGACAGTTATGCAACACGATTTTAGTCAAGTCCCAAAAGCTGAAATTCAGCGTTCTGCGTTTATGCGGATAAGTGGTCATAAGACCACGTTTAATGCTGGTTATATTGTACCGTTTTATTTGGATATGGATATTCTTCCAGGCGATACCCACGTTATGGATGCTACTCTTTTTGCTAGGATTAGCACGGTTTTTTTCCCCATTATGGACAATTTATTTCTTGATTGTTTCTGGTTTTTCGTTCCAAATCGTTTGGTATGGGATGATTGGCAACATTTTCTAGGTGAAAAGGACAACCCTGATGATGATACAGAGTATTCGGTTCCCCAAATTGAAAGTCCTGCGACGACTGGTTGGACCGCTGGAAGTTTGGCGGATTATTTTGGCCTCCCTTTGGGTGCTAAGAATGCTGAAATTCAAGTTAATGCTCTTCCGTTTCGGGCGTATAATTTGGTCTATAATGAATGGTTTCGCGATAGTAACTTAATTGATTCGGTTAAAGTGGATAAAGGTTCTGGTGTTGATAGTGCTTCTGATTATGTCTTGTTAAAACGTGGTAAACGTCATGATTATTTTACTGCGTGTTTACCTAGTCCTCAAAAAGGTGATGCTGTTGAAATTCCTCTCGGTACGTCTGCACCTGTTCTTGGTATTGGTAAGCAAAATGCCAATTATTCAGAGCTTAATATATCCGTTCGTGAGACTGACGGTACTGGTACTGTAAAGTATGCGAAGTCTATGGGATTTAATTCGGCCAATGCTGACCATTATATACAGCTTGAGGAAGATCCCAGCAATCCGGGTTACCCGAATATTCGTGCCGACCTTTCTTCTGCTTCTGCTTATACGATTAACGCTTTACGTCAAGCGTTTCA